TCATTTCTATCGACATCTTGGGTGTTTTCCACAAAATTGGATATTTTTTCATATAATTTAGCTCCTAAATTATCATCTATCGGGGTGGTTTGATTGTAAATAGCTCCTAAAAAGTCATCAAACAGTACGTTTTTATCTACTAAAGATTCTTGGAATCTTAAATCTTTTAAAACATCGCCCATGTTAAAGTCTTCATGTTTTTTGGACATTTTATAGTAATCTTTAGGATATACATAAAATTGTGATGATCTTCCGACTTCTTGCGCAAGATAATCATTTTTCATATAAATCGAATAAGGACCGTTTATTTGATCTTTGTTGATATATAAGTCTGATAGATTTAGATAACATCTACTAGCACCATTATAATGGGATATAGCTGACACATTTTCACTAACAGTGTTTAAGTCTTTATCTACAATATAAACACCATATGGTGAATTGTATAAAAATGAACTTATAGGTCTTGTTTTTATCGAAAAGTTTTCATTATCTTTTAATTTAACTGTGAAATATAATTTACTATCTTCGAATTGTATTGGATTTATATCAAAAGATGATATGGAATAATATTCACCATCCGAACCATTGGAAGTTATACTGTATCTCGCTGATAATGTATTTTCAACAACCTTGCAAGACAACAATATAGATGTTGTATTAAAATAAGAAACATGAGTTGTTGATGTCGGAGAATATATATTAGTTTTATCAAAATAGAACCTTACAATATCTTGATTTGATGATGTATCATCTTTAAAATATATGTCTTTATATCCACTAATACCTGCAAATTCAGCACCATCATCGGTTTTTGAGCATTGAACAATAGAGCTGTTCAATTTTTTTACATAAATTTCACTATTTGGAATTTCTATACTATCAATTTCTCTAAATTGATAAAAGTTCAATCCTTTATTTAAAAACTTATCATATAAACCGTATGTATTTTCTAAATGACCATACTTATTATTTTTTTGTGTTTGATTATGAACGCTTTTGCTTCCTTCAACCTCATAAAATATATTTGCTTTATTTTGATATGTTGGATATGTTCCAATAACTCTCCATGGTCCAGTTATTTTTCCACTACTTAGAGTTATTTGAGAATTTTCCCCAGCTGTATTAATTGAAAAATTATGAGGCAAATAATCATATATCATTATTTCAGCAGTGTATATAGAAATTTTCGCATGATTAAAACAATCATAAACAACCAAATTTGCATAATATTTTCCTGGATAATCGTAAGATTTCACAGCAGTTAAAACTTCAGATGATGTACCATCACCAAAGTTCCATAATATTTTAGCATTTTTTATATTTTCAATTCTAGGTATAAATTTAAGAGGAGTTATATTCAATGAATATGAACTCAATGTGTTTTCATCTTTATAATCCAATACATCAAACAGCACTTCTATAGAATTCAGAGGATCATCTAAAGTAGGACACGGCGTTGTTTGTGTAGTAGTGGTAGGTGCTGGTGTAGTGGTGGTAGTGGTAGGTGCTGGTGTAGTGGTGGTAGTGGTAGGTGCTGGTGTAGTAGTAGTAGTAGTAGTAGTAGTAGTAGTAGTAGTTGGTGGTGGTGGTGGTGGTGGTGGTGTAGTTACTAATGCTATAATTTCAATTTCATAATCACCAGTACTATTGTTTTCATATTCATGTAATCTTAAATAATAAGTTTCACCAGCATATAATTTATTATACGTTATTAAAGATTGCCCATCACCACCACCATTATCATTAGATGCTAACAATGTAATTTGATCACTATCATATAGCCTCATATACATATCCGTAGAACCATATGTTCTCATTCTATACGATCCAGTTATGACTGGTGTGAAATCATACCAATCTGCTTCTCCAAGAACACTTATAGAAGCAGAATATGGGGGATCATTTACAATTAAAGTTGTAGTGGTGATCGGAGCTGGTGTAGTAGTAGGTGCTGGAGTAGTGGTAGTAGTAGGTGCTGGTGTAGTAGTGGTAGGTGCTGGAGTAGTAGTGGTAGTTGGTCCTGGTCTTCTAGTAGTGGTAGTGGGCAGTTTTGCTAATCTTGGATCTGCGAATTGGATTGCAGATCCTGAGCTTCCACCATTTCCGCTAATTGTTAATTTTTCAAATGGTATCGGTGAACTAATTATAGCCACAAATCCCCCGGTTTGTGGCGCTCCTTTACCAGAGAATATTTGATTTCCTGTAACTGTTGTATAATAACCGTTTCTTATTGATATATTCGGAATACTAGAATCTGTGACAAAAATAAAATTTTCATTTTGTCCTGAGCCTGGCATACCAGTTCCGACAACAGTAATCTCTATGCTAGTGATCGGTTTTGAAAAATCAAGACGATATGAAAACGCACCGCTTTGACCTATATGTTTACAGGGGTTTGTAATAGTTACAGTACCTGATGTGCGGTTAAATGCACCAATTAATGGTTTTATATCTCCGATTTCTATTGAAGTTATATTTAAACTTCCTATAGTAGCTGGTGGACAGAATGTATTAATAGATGCCATGTTTTAAATTATATAATCTCAATTTTATTTATTAAGTTGTTCGGTCTATAGAAATAAGGAAACTTAAAAAATGGCATTGTTGTATTTTGATTTACAAATTCAGAATCAACACCTTCAAAAACTGGATTCCAAGATATAAATGATAATCCGTTGAACGTTGCACCGTCTTTGCTATTTGTTGTTTGTATTAAATTAACACCTTCAATGTTTAAAATATCACTTGTTAAAGTAGATAAATTCATAATACCCCCAAGTTGATTATTTTCAGCTTTGAAGAAATTTACAATTTTATTTCTGACTGTTTCTTTTATGTTTTGTTTGTTTATTCTTGTGTTTTTATCTAATGTAATAACTATTTTACTATCATAATAAGCATCTTTAGTCGCTGGTTTTGATGAATATCCTATATCAAATGCCATATATACTGGATCTCTTGGGATTATTTCATGACTTAACATTTTTTTGTCATTTGTTAAATCTCTGATTAGATTTTTAAAACTGTTTGGCAAATATGTTGGATAAGATTCATCAACATTTATAATAAAATCAGGAACACAGAATATATTAACATTATTAAAATCGCAACTATCAGCAAAGTTAACTTGGTTTAATAAAACTCTAGTAACTTTGTTTGGATCTACACATATTTTATAAAAATATTGTATATATTCTTCCAAAAATTTCTCATTATTCGCAACTTTTACAGATTTTAAAATGTTTGGAATGCTCTTTTTTAAATAAATTTCATAATCTTGTTCACTCACTAATCTATATTGAGATGAAATTAAAAATGGTACATTCTTTTTAAGATCTTCAACACTTTCAGCATCGCTTATAGCTGTTGAATTTAAAGGATTGATAAATGTCAATAATGAACTTTTATCTTTACTTATTAAAGTTGATGTTTGATTATAAACGTCATTATATATTTGATTAAACGTGCTAGAAGAATAGTTAAACAACTTATTTCCATTTATTATATTTTTACTAATGATGCCAGCATCACCATCACTCAGTAAATACATTACTTTTACTTCATCACCTTGTTCTAATTTTTTTCCAAACGTACCGTTTCCAAACTTTACTTCATAGTGACCGTTTTCATTCAATCTCAATTCATATATTTTTTCATTAGCACTTGAGAAAAATATAGTATTAACTTTTGAATATTCAAACCATTTATCTGTATCTTGCTCTTTAACATACACAGTAATAGTGCCATCAGCTATAAAGTTATCATCGTTTAAATTGACTAAATTATCAACAACAATTGGAAAAGTTTCAAATTCAAGACCTTCTGATGTATATGCTGGATATTCACCAACACTGCCTTGATATAAAATTAAATTATCATTTATAGTTGTTATATCTTCATTAGCTGATGTTACTTTTTCAAAGAAAAAGTCATCTAATATAGTATATTGAATATTATCTACCAAAAAGTAACTATATTTTTTCAAATAATAACTTCCAATTGGTAATGTTGAATCGGCATTACAATTAATTGGAACTTGTGATGTTTGTTTACCAGTTGGGTTATATCCAACCAATTTTATAATACGATTCATGTTTTCATAAATCGATGATTGTGTAAACAATGATTCTGAACTTGTTTGGTTGAGATAAAACATCAGAACTAT